GGCGAGATCGTGCTGCTGGGTGACGACGATGATGGGCTCGCCAAGCCGTATGTGATCAGCATCGAGCGTAGTAGCGGCAAGGTGCTGTCTATCCGCCGCAACTGGGAAGAGGGCGACCCGCTCACGCTCAAGCGGCAGCACTTCGTGCATTACACCTACGTGCCGGGCTTCGGGTTCTACGGGCTCGGCCTCATCCACATCGTAGGTGGCTACGCCAAGGCGGGCACCTCACTCATTCGCCAACTTGTTGATGCGGGCACCCTGAGCAATCTGCCGGGGGGTCTGAAGACCAAGGGCCTGCGCGCCAAGGGCGACGACACGCCCATCCAGCCGGGTGAGTTCCGTGATGTTGACGTGCCGAGTGGTGCGATCAAGGACAACATCATGGCTCTGCCCTACAAGGAGCCGAGTCAGACCCTCCTGCGCCTGCTGGAGATCATCACCTCCGAAGGGCGCCGCATGGCGGCTATCTCTGACATCAACGTCAGCGACATGTCGGCCAACGCCCCGGTAGGTACCACGCTGGCGCTCCTTGAGCGGACCCTGAAGCCCATGGCGGCTGTTCAGGCTCGCGTGCACTACTCCATGAAGCTGGAGTTCAAGCTCCTCAAGCGCATCATCTCGGACTACGCCCCGGAGGCGTACGACTACCAGCCGGCTACGGGTGAGGTTCAGGCCCTCAAGACCGACTACGCACTGGTCGACGTCATCCCGGTCAGCGACCCCAACAGTGCCACCATGGCCCAGCGGGTCGTGCAGTACCAAGCCGCGCTCCAGATGGCGCAGATGGCGCCGCAGATCTACGACCTGTCTCAGCTCCACCGCCAGATGATCGACGTGATCGGCATCAAGAACGCCGAGAAGATCATCCCGCTGCCCGACGACATGGAGCCGGTCGACCCCGTGTCCGAGAACATGGCTGCCCTGATGGGCAAGCCGATGAAGGCGTTCATCTATCAGGACCACGACGCCCACATCAAGGCGCACATGGCGTTCATGCAGGACCCGATGATCGCGCAGATGATCGGCCAGAACCCCGCGGCGCAACAGATCATGGGCTCGCTGCAGGCGCACATCGCAGAACACCTCGCATATAGCTACCGCAAACAGATCGAGGACCGCCTCGGCGCACCGCTGCCCACGCCGGATGCCAAGCTGCCCGAGGATATGGAGGTGCAGCTGTCGAGGCTCGTTGCTGACGCAGGTCAGCAGCTCACTCAGGCCCATCAACAGCAGGCGGCGCAGCAGCAGGCGCAGCAGATCGCGGAAGATCCGAATTTCCAGCTCAGGAAGCAGGAGGTCCAGATCAAGGCTGCCAAGGAGCAGCGCGAAGCCCAGAAGGCCATGTCCGATGCCGCGATCCAGCAAGCCGAGGTCATGCGCAAGGCGCAGAAAGACATGGTGGATGCTGCAGTCGAGAGAGAACGCCTCCGACTCGACCAGACCGAGCTGGCCCTCGACGCCGCGGAAAAAGAGCAGCGACTAGATCAAGCCCGCCGAGAGGCGGAACGGCAGTTCCAGATGAACTTGCTGAGTATGTTGCAGGGACCGCAAGGCGGCGGGGAGAGCTAAGTGGCCAAAACTGTCTTCGAGACAATCAACGAGGAGCTGGACAGCCAGCTCCAGAGCAAGATCGACTTTCTAGTCTCCGGTCGCCCGGAAGACTATGCACAGTATCGGGAAGTGGTAGGCACGATTCGGGGTCTTCGTGCCTGTCGCCAGTACGTTGAAGACCTCTCGCGAAACTTTATGGAAGATGACGACTATGAGTGAAGCCGGACTCGCACTACCGCCGCACATTGCGGCTGAACGGGAAGAAGAAGTGTTCGAAGCGCAGCTGCCGAAACCCGTGGGGTACAAGCTGCTGGTCGCACTGCCGCAAGTCGAGGAGACCTTCGACGGGTCCAACCTCGTCAAGGCCGAGAAGACCAAGCGGGATGAGTACATCCTGTCGATTATCGGGGCAGTTATCGACATGGGCGAGGGTGCCTATTCCGACAAGGACCGCTTCCCTGATGGCCCGTGGTGCCAAGTGGGTGACTACGTGATGTTCCGTGCGAATACCGGAACGCGGTTCACCATTGGCGGTGTCGAGTACCGACTCATGAATGACGACTCCATCGAGGCTGTCGTCGCAGATCCGCGTGGCATCACGCGTGCGTAAGGAGTAAGCCATGCCTAGGCAGAATGTGGAGTATCGGTTCCCTGACGAGAAGGAAGAAGAGTTCGTCACGGAGATCGAGCTGGAGCCGTCCAGCGCGGAAGTCATCGACACGTCCGGCAAGAAGTACCAGAAGCAGGAAGCGCCGGAAGTAGAGGTGGAAGAAGAGCCGGAGGCCGAAGCTGAAGCTGAAGCCGAAGCCGAAGCTGACCTTGAGATCATTGACGACACGCCGCCGGAAGACCGTGGCCGCAAGCCGTCCGAGCCGCCGAAGGATGTAACCGAGGAAGAGCTTGAGAGCTATTCCGAGAAGGTCCGCCAACGCATCAAGCACTTCTCGAAGGGTTACCACGATGAGCGCCGTGCCAAAGAGCAGGCGATCCGTGAGCGCCAAGAGCTGGAGCGGGTTACCCGACAGCTCTACGAGAAGGTCCAGCAGCTTGAAGGTGAAGGGACCAAGAGCCGTACCGCCCTGCTCGAACAGGCCAAGCGCGCGGCTGATGCCGAGCTTGAAGCTGCCCGCAAGAAGTACCGTGAGGCGTATGAGGCGGGTGATACGGACGCCGTTATTGCTGCTCAGGAAGAGCTTACTTCCGCCAAGTGGCGCGTTGAGCAGATCAGCAGAGCTAAACCTGCTACATCTTTACAAGAACGCGAAACCCCTGTACAAACCACTCAAGAGCAGCCGTCTACGCAACAACCTACGGTTGATCAGAAAGCGCAGGCGTGGCAACAGGAGAATACGTGGTTCGGCACTGATGAAGAGATGACTGCCTATGCACTGGGCCTTCATCAGAAGCTGGTCAAGAACGGGGTAGACCCCCAGAGCGACGAATACTACGAGACGATCAATTCTCGTATGCGAAAGACCTTCTCCGAGTATTTCGGAGAGATGGAAATGGAAGATGAGCCCCCTGCAAAGGGGAAACAGGCGCAAAGCAAGCAGACAAACGTGGTTGCACCCGCTACGCGGAGCACGGCCCCGAAGAAAATCAGGCTGACGCAAACCCAAGTGTCTATCGCGAAACGTCTTGGTGTCCCGCTGGAAGAATACGCCAAACAACTGGCTGCAGAGATGAGAAAGTCCAATGGCTGATAACCGCATCCCCCGTGAAAGCGCAACCCGAGAGAAGACGGAGCGTAAGCGTTCTTGGCGCCGTCCCGAACTTCTCCCGACCCCCGAGCCGCAAGAGGGCTGGGCGTACCGCTACATCCGCATGGAGATGCTGGGTAAAGCCGATCCGACGAACATCTCTTCGAAGCTGCGTGAAGGTTGGGAGCCCGTGAAGGCTTCGGACCACCCTGAACTGATGATGGATAGTGTTGACGATCCTCGCTTTCAGGATGCCGTGATCAACGGCGGTCTGATCCTCTGCAAGGCGCCCACCGAGATGGTCGAGGAGCGCACGGACTTCTTCCGTGACCAGACCCGAGCGCAGATCCAGTCCGTGGACAACAGCTACATGCGTGAACAGGACTCTCGTATGCCGCTCTTCAGTGATCGGAAGACGAAGGTCTCATTTGGAAACGGAACCTGACCTCTTAGGAGTTTAAGATGGCTTATCCGAGTGTTGATGCCCCCTACGGGCTCGTTCCGGTCAAGCGTCTTGATGGCCTGCCCTACTCCGGTGCCACCCGCCAGTACCGTATTGCGTCTGGCTACGCCACCGACATCTTCAAGGGTGATCCCGTCAAGCTGGTGACCGGCGGCACCATCGAGTTCGATACGCCCGATGCTGCCATGACGCCGATTGGTGTCTTCATGGGTTGCTCCTACACGGACCCGAACCTTGGCTACCAAATCTTTAGCAACTACTGGCCCGCCAGCACGGTTGCCTCGGATGCAGTGGCCTACGTCGTCGATGATCCCAAGGTGCTGTTCAAGGTTGCCATCGTGTCTTCGGCCACGACCATTGGTGATCTGGCCATCACGGACATCGGTGCCAACATCGCCATGGTCAACAACACGGGCGACTCGACCACGGGCGTCTCGCGCGCTGCAGGGTCGGACACGTCCGCTACGACCAGCACCCTCCCGCTTCGGATTGTGGACCTCGTTGCCGAGACCAAGAACGCCTCCGGTGGTTATACGGAAGCCTATGTGGTCTGGAACGATGGCGCACCGTTCCGCAGCACGACCGGCATCTAAGGAGTAATCTGAGATGGCAATTTCTCGCGCACAACTTCTCAAGGAACTCCTGCCGGGCCTCAACGCGCTCTTCGGCATGGAGTACGCCAAGTACGACAACCAGCACGCCGAGATCTTCGAAACCGAATCTTCGGATCGGTCCTTCGAGGAAGAGGTCAAGCTGTCGGGCTTCTCGGCAGCTCCCGTCAAGGCGGAAGGTGACTCGATCCAGTACGACAACGCACAGGAAGCGTGGACGGCTCGTTATACGCACGAGACCGTCTCCATGGGTTTCTCCATCACGGAAGAGGCCATGGAAGACAACCTGTACGACTCCCTGTCGTCCCGGTACACCAAGGCGCTGGCTCGTGCCATGGCTTACACCAAGCAGGTGAAGGCCGCGGCTATCCTCAACTCGGCGTTCGACACGAACGTCACCTACGGCGATGGCAAGGCGCTCTGCGTCACTGACCACCCGCTGGTCTCCGGTGGCACGAACTCGAACCGTCCGACCGTGGCAGCCGACCTCAACGAGACGTCGCTCGAAGCCGCTGTGATTCAGATCTCGCAGTGGACCGATGAGCGCGGCCTCCTGATCTCGGCCAAGCCCCGCAAGCTGGTTGTTCCTCCGCAGCTGATGTACACGGCTACCCGCCTCCTTGAGACGGAAGGTCGAGTCGGCACGGCAGACAACGATCTCAACGCGATCCGTAACAACGGTTCGATTCCTCAGGGCTACACCGTGAACCATTTCCTCACGGACACGGATGCGTGGTTCCTGCTGACCGACATCCCGAACGGATTGAAGCACTTCGTGCGTACTCCGATGTCTACGTCGATGGACGCGGACTTCGATACGGGCAATGCTCGATACAAGGCGCGTGAGCGTTACAGCTTCGGGGTCAGCGATAGTCTGGGAATCTTCGGATCTCCCGGCGCCGCATAAGTCTTTGTTTTTCAAGGACTTAGTAGTACAAGAGGGGGCCTTCGGGCCCCCTTTCTTTTGCCCGCTTGACACGCCGTGTGGCGCCGCCTCGCTTGGCTCTATTGCTCTTGAGCTTTGTACTGGTAGTATTGCGGGCTGGACGCGGGAGTCAGGGTTAATTCCCGTGCCCGTGGGCTCTGGCTCTCGCGTCCAACCTCTTGTTGACACACCCCCACCTCTCGCGTAAAAGTTCTTCTGTCCCTGACTAGGCAACTTCCTGCCTAGACACTGGTCACGACAGGAGACCCCTCATGACCACGAGCTTCCGCGCTCCTATTACCTATGCCGGCACCGGCGCCTACAAGGCGTTCCGCGGCCTGACCCAAACCGTCAACCTCGACCAGACGGTCATCTTCGATGACTTCACGGGTGTCGCGCTCGACACCACCAACGACTGGACGGTCGTCAAGGACTCGGGTGCCTCTGCTGATATCTCGGCTGATGCCGTAAACGGCATTCTGGCCCTCACTTCTGCCGCTACGACGGATGACGACGGCTCCTCGATCCAAGGCAACGAGATCTTCGCCGTCGAGGCCGGCCGTACGATGTGGTTCCAGACCAAGCTGCAGTCTTCGGATGCAGACGACCAAGACGTTTGCGCGGGTTTCACGGTGAACTTCGCGACCAACCCGGAAGCCATGCTGACGGCTGCAGACCGCATCGTGTTCCAAGTCGACGACGGCGACGGCTCGATCCTGTGCAAGACCGAGAAGGACGGTACTGAGACCTCGACGGACTCGGGTGTGGATCTGGCTGACGCGACCGACGTGGAGCTGGCCATCATCGTGGAAGGTACCGGCATCGTTGAGTTCTACATCAACGGCAAGCTGCGTGCGACGCACACGACCAACATCCCCGATGACGAGAACCTCACAGTCGGCATCATGCAGCTGTCGGGTTCGAACACGGGCACCAAGTCGGTGAGCGTCGACTACGTCCTCGCAGGCCAGACCCGATGAGTGAAGAAGGTGTGAAGCCCCTGCCGGTCCGTCCGGCAGTGGAGCCCGAGCCCGAGCCGAAACCGAAGGCCAAGAAGCCCAAGGTCGAGCTGCCGCCTGTTGGTAGCGCCGCCCGCAAAGCCATGGTGCTGCAGGGCCTCATCAAGGAGTAAACCGTGGCTTCTAACTATCAGAACTACGGGACCGTCACGACTGACACCTCTACGGACTCTGTAGCCTGCCGTGGGTGGGCTACGCTCTCTGCACACCTCGACTCGGGAACGGGTACGTGGACGTGGGAGTTCAAAGGCCCGGATGGCGTGTGGCGGTCGATCTATGCGGGGTCTGACGGCACTACGGAGCAGGCGTTCACGGGTAGCCACATGATCAACGTCTTCTTTGGCGGTGACGTGCTGATTCGTGGTACGGGAAGCTCCGGTTCGTCCCCCCAGTGGGACTGGCAGATCGTGAGTAACGTCGCTAACCGGGGGTAACCGTGTCCCTGCTTAACCAAGGGTTCCCCCAACCGCTTGTCGCCCCCGTAGCCCTTGCGGTGGCGCAGGCTTCCGCGCGCCCTATTACAGGTGCATTTGGTACAGGTGCCGCCCCCGCCGACCCCTACGCCGCCAACGGCTTCGAGCCTGACCTCGCCGCCGACTTCGCGGGCACGCTGAACTCCGGCACGCCGTTCTTCCGCAAGCAGGGCGCGACCTGCACGCTGGCCGACTACGACTTCCCCGAGCCGAATGGCCTGCGGACGCTCACGAATGCGAGCGGGGAGATCGTCTGGACGGCGCACAACCTTCTTTCCTACAGCAGCG